CTAAGCCGCGTGCTGCGATTCAGGGTTTACAGGCTCTCCGTGGGCTAACACTGCCAGCCCGGCAGCTTTAATATTACGTGCCGCGTTAATGTCGCGATCATGGTCTGCGCCGCATTCAGGGCAGTGCCATTTACGAACATTAAGAGGCATTTTTTGCATGGTGAAACCGCAGCAACTACAGCATTTTGAGGACGGTAAATACTGGTCAATGGCGACCACTGACCGCCCGGCCCATTTGCCTTTGTACTGGAGCTGGCGAACAAGTTCGCTCCAGCCTGCGTCAGCTATTGCTTTAGACAGCTTCGGGTTGCGGATCATGTTTTTCACCTTGAGGGATTCGACGCAAACAACTTGGTTTTCGTTAATCAGTTTGCGGGACAACTTGTGCAGATTGTCCATCCGGCAATCGGCGATTTTCGCGTGGAGTCGGGCGACCTTTAAGCGGGCTTTAATTCGGTTTCTTGAGCCTTTTTGCTTCCTGCTTAAACGTCGCTGTAGCAGCGTTAATCGCTTCGCATATTTAGCGGTGTGGCGGGGATTGTCGGTTTTGAATCCGGTATCGGTGACGAATAAATCTTTTAAGCCCACATCAATGCCGACCGTTTTAGCGGTAACAGGCATTGATACAGGTTCAAACTCACACAGGCAGGAAACAAAGTACCTGCCAGCGCTATCTCTGGAAATGGTAACGGTTGACGGCGCAGATGGTAATTCTCGACTCCAGCGAACATCCAGCGGCGACTTGCTCTTTGCTATATACAACTCGCCGTCACGGTGTTTAAACGCGCTGGCAGTGAACTCAGCCACCTGTTTGTGCCGTTTGCTTTTGAAAGCCGGATATGCAGCTCGTCCGGCAAAGAAGTTAGCAAAGGCGGCTTGTTGGTGGCGCAACGACTGCTGGAGGGGAACGCAGGAAACATCATTCAGCCATATGTATTCAGGCTCTTTTTTGAGCGCCGTAAGGCGAGCGTTGGCCTGTAGATAACCGATCTTTTCTTTTCGCTCGTAGTACGCATCGGTACGCCAACGAAGGATGGAATTGTAGACGAAGCGCACACAGCCAAACGTCTGAGCTAAAAGCTCAGCCTGCTCAGTTGTCGGGTAAAACCGGTATTTATATGCGCGTTTCATGTGTTCACATACTAAAGAGGAAAATGTGATTATGCAAAGTACAGTTAGTCGGAAAACCGCCTCCTTTCCTCCCCGGTCTGAAGGCCGAGGTTTCCCGGAGGCATTCTAATGAAACTCATCAGTAACGATCTGCGCGATGGCGATAAGCTGCCGCATCGTCATGTCTTTAACGGCATGGGTTACGATGGCGATAATATTTCACCGCATCTGGCGTGGGATGATGTTCCTGCGGGAACGAAAAGTTTTGTTGTCACCTGCTATGACCCGGATGCGCCAACCGGCTCCGGCTGGTGGCACTGGGTAGTTGTTAATTTACCCGCTGATACCCGCGTATTACCGCAAGGGTTTGGCTCTGGTCTGGTAGCTATGCCAGACGGCGTTTTGCAGACGCGTACCGACTTTGGTAAAACCGGGTACGATGGCGCAGCGCCGCCGAAAGGCGAAACCCATCGCTACATTTTTACCGTTCACGCGCTGGATGTAGAACGTATTGATGTCGATGAAGGTGCCAGCGGCGCGATGGTCGGGTTTAACGTTCATTTTCACTCTCTGGCGAGTGCCTCGATTACTGCGATGTTTAGTTAATCACTCTGCCAGATGGCGCAATGCCATCTGGTATCACTTAAAGGTATTAAAAACAACTTTTTGTCTTTTTACCTTCCCGTTTCGCTCAAGTTAGTATAAAAAAGCTGAACGAGAAACAGAAAACACTGTAAATATCAATATGTTATGAAAGATTTGGTCTAAATAATAGACTGCATAATACTACAAAACACAACATATCCAGTCACTATGAATCAACTACTTAGATAGTATTAGTGACCTGAGGCAGAGCATTAGCGCAAGGTGATTTTTGTCCTCTTGCGCTAATTTTTTGTCAACTCACTGGGTTAGTTGAATTTACAACCATGCTCAGTATCTCGATAAGCGCAGAGCAAATGATGCAGTGGTGGGCGGACTGGATTGATGAAAAGGTGGAGTAATCCACCTTAACTATAGAATGGCACAAAGCATTGCAATCAAGTGCAAAGCTTTGTGCATATAGTTATCATTAATAAGTCATGAACTATAGCATATTGCTTACTTTATTATTATTGTTAGTTTTTCATCTGCTAAATTTACTGATGGGCTATAAGCACCTCCTGTATATGATCCTGTAGCATCTGATTGCGTAGCATTAATTCTGGCTCCGTTTATTGCTTTAAAACCAGAGAAAGCATCTCCTACTGTAGCACTTGTAGCATCAATAAATGCCCCCATATTTTCAGAAAAGTAACCATATTGACCGGCCTTGATAACTGATGTGTCTTTCGCAGAAATTATTCCAGACATAGTTGCTCTAAACCCTATTGATGGATTTCCTTTTACCTTAAAGCCATCAGCGATAACCTTTGCATTTTGAGCAATAATTGTTGTCCCTGTAGTTGTCTGAGATTCTCCATTTCTACATTTAACCATCGCTCCATCCATGGCATAGATAGCTACAGCAGGAGAACCATGGAAAGTTGTTCTGTCAACGTCAACTGTTGAGTTAATTGCAGATATTGAGTTGCCTGAACTGTTCGTTATGTCGCCATCTGGTGCATGAAGAACCCCCATTGACTGTACTGTTGCTCTACCATACATAGTAAATTTATCAGTTGTTGCCACCTGGAAAAATGCCTTTCCTCCTTTCTCAATTAAAAGCGCAAGAGCATCTGGTTTGTTTATTGTGCAATTTGGAGAAACCAACGTGGAATCCTGCGAAACAGTCACAGGTAGAATATTTTCACTCTCAGTAAACCCGTCAGCTCGTAGAAAAGACCCTAACGCCACACTAATTCCACGTTGAGCATTGTTTTTAGTTTTAAGATTAATAGCGTAAGCGTAACTGCTTCCGGTCAACACAAGACCAGATCCCCCTACATTTGACGAATTGTGTGTCTCTGCGTTCTGGGCAATACAGTTAGGCATATAAAGCTGCCCTCCAGAATATGCGATGTAGCAATGACCTTTCGGGTTGCTTGCTGTAGAGTCTGGGCAATAGATATAACCACCTTCAGAGGCAGCGAAACAATCAGAACCTGTAGTATCGACTTTAACCCCAGGAACAAAAGCTATACCATGCCTCTCAGCCATAACTCCACACCGGGAAAACTGAGTTATTCTTACGCTTTCATCCAGTACAACAACCCCGCCGTCGAACGCCCTTACCCCCATTGAATCAAGATATGGATCATCAATTCCTGAATCTCTGTCAATTCCTGATATGGTTAAATTACTAAATATTGGTATTATATCACCACCACTCACTGGAAACTGAGGTGCATATCCAAATGACATTCCAAGACCAGAATAAATGCCATCGCATTTAAAAAACTGAATTGTTGTTGAATCAATTCCATCACCAATAAACTTAATCCTTCCAAACCCCCACTGAGAACCAAACAGATTATTAAGGCTATTTGTACAAGTGTATATTCCTGCCTTAACTCTAACTACAACCTGAATACCATCATAATAATAATCTTTAAGGTACATTGCTAACTCATCAAAAGATGAGAAATCATCTGGAATGATGAATTCGTATTTATCAATAGGAATCTTTATGTGGTCAATAACATCTTGAAGTATACCTTTTGTTGTTCCTATATATTGCGCACCACCTGCAGATCCTAGAAGTATTTTTAGCTGATCCGGATCATACTTAAGCACATTAGGAAAATAGAACTGCTGCGCCCCATAAGCATCGTAAACAGCCATAGAATGGCCTTGCACGGTTACAAACTTGGCAATCTGTCCGTTGTATACCGGATAACCAGCAGCGTTAATAATGATTGGTTGCGAAACAGGAACGTGAGAACCGTCTTCGTTCTCTACATAAACCTGAATCTGGTTTTCAGGATTTACCGGGTCAGTGTCAATTTTACCGATATAAATTTTTCCATTGGCTACGGCTTTAAAAGAACGTGCCATAGTGAAGAGTTGCGAAGGCATGCTAACTACAACATTGGCTGTAATGTCTGTCATTTGATTTGCTCCAGATACAAGGAATCTCCGCAGCGGGGCTACGGTGAATTTTGGGCATAAAAAAACCCAGCCGAAGCTGGGTAGTTGCGTTGGTTATCTGTCAGTAGTTATGTACTGAAGGAGGTAATTCTTTATTCTTAAGTCTCATCCATGCGGAAAGATTCGTTGGTCCGTCTGGCTCATTAATATCAACATCTCGTGTGTGATTGATTAAAACGTCTCTCGCCATTCCGATAACATACGAGAACTCATGACCGTAGTCGTAGCATCTGCCTGAATAGTTCGATTGAATTTGTTTTAGCGCCGGATACAGTTCGCGGAATAATGCCTGTGAGCGGTTGGCATAATCCCATAACCATACAAGGCTGTTTGCTTCTTTTGCAGAAAGCTCGTTTGCTTTCTTCTCTTGTTTGCCGATTAACTCGCCTTCAAGCACCACCCTGTGGATGTACTCTACGGCCAGCGGGATTTGTTCAATTGAAAGTTCATCAATGCTGTCAATACCAAAACGCTGATGAACCATATTGTATGCATCGTCATAGCGAAGTCCTTTCTTTCCTACCAGCATGTTTACTGCATCGCGTAGCGGTGTTCTTTCCTCAACAGTGGTTTTCTTTCCTTTTACATACTCGCCATGTTTGCGAATTGAAGGCAGAACTTCTGCTGTTACCCACTTGCGGAATTTGTGCGGGACTGAACCTTTATTGACAGCATCTCGGCAGCGCAGAACCAATGTATACATACCTGATTCGCTAACAATGCTTAGATTCTGCTCACCACCAAGGGTGTAACTTAAAGTTACTCCCTTTTCATCGTCATCAAGTGCAGTAAGCGCCTTGCGTGAGTTAGTCAGGGTTAAAGCATCACAAACATCTTTTGCTACAAACCACGGCTCACCGCACTTGTTGATGACGCGGATTTCACTGTCGCCGAATTTGAAGATGGTGAAATCGTTTTGTGCCTTTGCTATACTTTTCATGTCAATATTTCCTAATCCGATTTGTTGATACCGAAGCCCTGACTGTTCCCGCAGTTGGGGCTTCAACTTTTTGCTAGATTACCTTTAGAACTATCCCGCCTTAAACTATCCACCAACCGCATTACCATCTCGGTATTTATTGAGCGACCATTTTCTTTCGCTGACTTCTCGATTGCTAACTTAACCTCTAATGGGATGCGCAAAGGGTACTTTGGTGCGTCTGACTTGACTATCATATTACCTCCAATCAATTTGGTATAACCGTTATACCATTGTGATCGCAGTGATGCAATAGTAATATCACCAAAATGCTATGGAGGTGGTATGTCACGCGAAGAGCCGCAAATAAATATCAGGATTTCCAAAGAGTTAAAGGCAAAGGTTAAAGCCAGGGCGCAACATAACAAGCGTTCCATGAATGCTGAAATAATACAGATTATCGAAGATGCTGTTTGTGGTAGATCGCTTAATAGCAATGAATTTGCTCAGAAAGAGGTTGACAAATTCAGGGATGCGCTGCTTGAAACACTGAAAACCATGTATGGTAAGGATGCAAAATGAAACGTATCGCTATCCTATTGCTCCTGTGTCTCTCGAGCATAGCTAACGCAGAAACAAAATCAGACGATAGCAGTTTTGATGAAATACAAGGCCTCATGATAGCTTCGAAAATGGCTGGTATGTGTGGTGCAATCAAACAAATGGCAATATTCCAAGAATCTACAAACATGCCAGGTGGGAATGAATTCTTACAGAGATTCCTTACTACAGAGCAAGCAAGGCTTGGGATGACTCCGCAGCAATTTCTTGAAGCATGTCAGAAATCAATCTCTATTTATACCACCTATTACAATATGAGCTCTGAGAAAAAATAGACTAGGATTTCAACAACTTCCGCGTCCCTGAGTAATTCTGTCGCGGATTTGCTTCTTACGGTGATTTAAGCTGGAGAGTTTGGCTTCTGCTTCTGATATTTGCGCATCTAGATCTTTAAGCTCAAGATCTGAAAGTCGCTGGTCAAGCAGGGTTTGGTTCAACTCAATGTTGTTCAGACGTTCTTCTATGGTCATAACTTTCATCCTATAACTATTTGGAATTAAAATGAAAAATATATTAATTGGTTTCGTTTTTGGTGCAGCCTGCGCCGCCAGCATTAGCGTCATAGCCGCTCAGATTGTTGGTGGTAACTCATATCTAATGGGCTATGACGTCATGATAAATGGAGAGGTTGTTTGCTCAGATCCTTATGTATGGACCTCGACAAAAGAAATAGAATGTGACTAATACCAGCCTGATGGCTGGTTAATTTTTTCATTTACCTGGGCCATATTGACTACTTATAAAATGAGATCAATATTTAATCGCCCAATAACGGGTGTATGTTGAGGTATATCATGGCGAAAAAACCAGGTGAAAACACAGGAAAAAACGGCGGAATATACCAAGAAGTTGGCCCACGCGGCGGTAAGAAAGACAATTTTGCCACCGTCAAGGACAACGAAAGGCTTCCACCAACAACAAAGCCAGGTCATGGCTGGGTATTGGATAAGCGAACTCCAGACAGCAAAAAGTAATAATCAAGCCGGGTCACTCCGGCTTTTTGATATGTCTCTCGCAGAACTCAACAAGCCTGCTCATTAAGTAGCAGTAAGTCTCGTTGGCTCTTCCTGGTTCAACATCAACACCGACCCTTGAGCAGATATCGAATGCCATGTGAGCGCACTCATGGGCAATGGTAGATAGTTTGCCATTGAACACGCCTATCACATGCAAAACACCATTCTCGCTACTCATTGTATGAGATGCTCCGTTGGCGTCCGAGTCATGCACGTCAACGCCAAGTTTTTGATGCAGGCGTTGCCATTCTGGAAAGTCTCTACAAAACACAATTGTACCGCTCTCAAAGAGCGGAACGAGCATCTTTGGTACGTTTCCAATGTTAACTTTTTTCATGGTATCCTGTGAAAAACTAAGGAGGTTGGTGTGAAGCGATGGTTCCTCATAATTACTGTTTTCGCGATCATTTACGCTATTTTCCCTGCATTAAAAGCACCAATGCAAATAATTTCACTGGCAATAATTGCAATTGGTGCTTTCATTACAGTATCCGTACTTGTGTTTAAGGTTTTAAAGTTTTTAGTTTGGCTATCAAAAGATGATGGATGCAAAGTTCATCAAGAAAAAGAAGGCAAAATAACCAAAGTTGACTAACTGTCACTAGCGAGCCATGTAATAATCCCCGTGCGGGCAATGGTTTTTGCTTCATCTGTTGATAGGGTTTTCTCCCATCTCTTAAATGCCCCAGATTGCATCAGTTTCCTTTCTATTGCGCGTCTCACTTCTGCTCTGTCTACTGGTGCGTTTTGCAGGCGAAATAGCATTGATTTAAACTCAGGAGAAGACAGTAGAGCATCAGCAGCCTTTATCCTGCTTGTTTTCCCTGACATCAATGCGGACGTTATCACCCCTGTTGCACCTACACCAGGAAGACCAGATAAGCTTGTAACACCTTCCGCCGCAGCAGCTTTTGAGGCTATTCCATAAATTTTTGCTAGACTACCCTTTTCCTTCAGAAAGTTATTAACTTGCTGATCCACAAGGCTGCTAGCATACTGCTTACCAGTATTGAGTCTATTCATAGCCTTGGCAGCTTGATAAATCGTATCAAGGCGCTTTGATGCATCTGTGCCAATAGCATCACGGAGAGCCTTCATATTGGCCCCATTGCGTGACATTCCGTTATACCATTTTACAAATCCATCAACCCCTAATTGCTGACCTGGTGATTTAGCATAGCTGGTAAATGCTTTATTCATTGAGGTGAGCGCAACTTCCTGCCGCATATCCTTTGGAATTGACTTCATTAATTGCCTAAAGTCACCACCGTTTCCTTTTGCCATATTAACAACGGCACTTTCAACTTTTGGAATTGCTGATTGCTGAAGTTTTCTACCCAAAACGGTTACGGCATCATCTTCAATGGATTTTCGTTTTTTTACCAACTCCTTACCAAGCGTCCATAACTCCCCTGCGCCATATTTTTCTGCGACAGCCTGTTGGTCATCTGTTATAGCTGCATATAACTTTTTAAGAACACCTGTTTCTTCATCCTTGAATGGGCCAGAGCCTTTGCCAATAGCTTGCCCAACCTGCTTTCTAGCGAGATCTAAACGCCCATACGTTGGCAAGGTGTTTGGATCAAGTCGGTTCAATGTCCGCTTCATTATTGGAGATAATTCATCAATTCCACCTATGTCATCAGCAAAATCCTCTAAAAAATTCAATGTATTGGTTGCCTCAATACGGTCTCTTACTGGAACCTTTTCGGCAATTTTGTTGTAGATGTTATCTGACTGATTTTGTAATGATGAAATGGTTTTATCAAAATTATCTGCAAGCCTGTCAGAAACCAGTTGCTTATCAAGGTTTCCCCCAAATGAAGTTATCATTTCATCAGCTTTTCTTCCTAATTCAGTAATAAAGCGCTTATGCGCCTCACTAATCTCTGTTCCAGGGAGACTTGCCACTGCATTATCAAGAGCCCTGACAGCAGGATTATTAGAGATCATTCCTGGAGTGGCATAATTTTCCAGTTCTAGCTCACGGATGGCATTTATCGCGTTAAAATCAGGATTAACTTCATTGGCGAAACCTTGAATAGCTCGTTGCCCGCCAATAAATTTATTATCCATTGCGCCAGCAGCTTTCTTTAACGTTGCTTTAGATGATTTACTCCCCATCCCTACGGATGAGCGATAAATATCCCCGGCACTATTTTTAATTTTTCCTGCAATCTTCCCAAGCGCTGGACCAACAATCTCGGCTACAGGGCCAGCCACAGCGCCAATAGCAGCGCCGGAAGCAACATCGCCATTTGTTCCATTGGCTACAATAGCCCCTTCTCCAGCACCAAGCCCTGCGGCGGCAGCCAGCCTTGCCGCCCCTTTCGGAACCTGAGAAATAATCCCACCACCACTAACAAATGGCGCTGCTTGTCCAACAAACTCACCAACATCTTGTGCGGTTGATGGTTTTGCCGCTAACTTCTGCTGTAGAGACTGAATTGCGGCTTGCTCTTCTGGTGTCATATCCTGAAACAGGCCAACACCTTTACCAACATCCATCAATCCACTGAGAACGCCATACATAAAACGGTCGAAACCGTTAGCATTATTAACAACATTTTCCTGTCTGGAATTTTCCTCTGGTGAAACCAAAGGAGATTGCTGCTGTTCTGGTTGGGAATCAAGCACAAAGCCATCAGGAAGTTGTGAGTTATCAGGCTGTTCATCCAGAACAAACCCCTCTGGTAAACCTACATTGGTTGCCATTGTCCGTTCCTGTAAATAATTTTCTGACCAGTTTTAGGATTTTTCGCGGTCATACCTTCTCGAAATGTTTGACCGCCAGATGTTGCTTGTTGTGTCTGTTGTTGCGCAGGCTGCTGAATATCTTCATACAGCTTGGCTTTTCTGGATTGCAATTGCTTAGTTAGTCCGCTGGGGAGAGAATCTCCATAAGTTGAAAGATAATCATCCATTTGCTGATTAAACTTTTCGCCTTCAGTATTTGCCATCAGTTTTGAGGTGTTGATTAAGTCTTGGACTTGCTCATTATTCAGCATCTTGCCGTTAGATAATTGGCTAACATAGTTACCAAGTGTGCCGAATATTCCATCAGTGCGTTTTACCTGCACTTGCTCACCTTCGCGTACCACAGATTGCGGATCCAGCGATTTCATATAGTTGAAAATCATTCCCAACTGCGCTGCTGGAGTGTTGCGCTTCCCAAGGGCTTGTAGGTTGTCAGAAGCACTGCGCATTGCAGAATAATTCTTTGAGAACCCATTAATATCACTATTCAGATCTCGAACAAGTTTTGGGTCAATCTTTCCGCTTTCCTGTTGTTTCATCCCTAATTCCTGCAACTTCAGGGCTACGTTATCATTATGCATTTGTGCCCGCTGAGCCCTGTCTAGTTGAGCGTTCTGGATATTTGCCCATCCTCTCGCATTCTCCATATCAGCCTGACGAATGCTTTCATCCAATCGCCCTTTCTCTAGTTGGCGGCCAACCATCTTGTCCTGAACATTGAAGTAGTCAATCGGACCAAGAGCAGCCATTCCAAGGTGATCAACAAACTCACCAAATCCTGAAGGGTTCTGCTGATACATCTGAGCAACGTTATTAGGGTCAACACCGACGCGAGTCAGTTCCTTGGCGTTGTTTTGCAGCCATGATTGCATTGCGTCTGGAGACGATGACGCAAGGCGTGCTCCAGCTGCTAATGTGCCGATAGAGTTGCGCTGTTCTTCGTCTGCCCACTTCATACCAGACTGAATCTTCTCTAATTGACCAGGATATTTGGTCATCAGATCTCGAACCTGCTGTCGATCACCGGACTGGATGGCTGCCGCATATTCTTTTTGGAATGCAGCATCCGCTTCCTGTTGCTTTGCAGCTTGATATGTTTGAGCGACACTACCAAGTCCCTGCAACGCCTGAAGGCCGATGTTATTGCGACCTGAACGCTCCATTTCGTTGTTCTGGCGAATATAGGCCAACGCCTCACTTACATCACTTGCCTTTGGCGCATTTGAGTTTTGCCCACCGATACCAGCAAGAAAACCGCCTGAGTTGATTCCTTGTTGCCAAGTAGCCATATTCCCACCTTAAAACAATGATCCAAGACCACCGATAATGCCGCCACCAATAGCGCCAACAGCCGTACCTATTCCTGGCACCACAGAGCCAATCATCGCCCCTGATGCAGCACCGCTCATGGCACCGCCCAAAGCTGATTGCAATCCTGATGGTCGGTTAGCATTCGCCGCAGATGCTGCCGCCTGCTGTTGATACAATTGGCTGACGTTGTTAGCGTAGTTCTGCCCGGCGTTTGCCTGACCTGTAAGGGCACCAAGGCCAATGTTTGCCAGATTGTTGTAGTTGTTCATCTGACCTGACAACCAGTTTTGACCGAGTGTAGGTGCGATTGCTGCTAACTGGTTTCCTGTTGCTGTAGAGCCTAATCCACCCGTTGCCTCTGCTGCTGCCAGACTCTGATAGCGCACCTGCCCTGCAAGGTCTTTATACTGCTGGGAGTTGTAATACTGGTTAAGCGCCTGACCTTGCCCCTGAAGAGAGGAAAGATTCTGCAACTCTGATACGTACTGTTGAGCGAGTGGCGTGAACGGTGCAAGGTTTTGCATGTTCGTTTGCCACATTTCACGCTGCAATTCGATACCCTTTTCAGTTGCGCGTGCCTGGGCTTTTGAACCGCCATCACTGCCGCCTTTGCAGTAAACAGCTTTGCTGAGGTGCTTATTGGCAATCTGGAAAATTAACATTCTTTAGCTCCTCGTATTTTGAGCGCGGTAACTGATAAATCGTGATGCCTACAGGCTTTCCATTGCTGGTATAAGCATCATCAAGGTGACCAACACGGGTAGCGCCAAGCAAACGGATAATTGCCCGTCCGTATTTCGTGGTGTCAGGAACCATAGTGATGCTGTTAAGGAATGGTGAGTTTTCGAGAAGCCATTTGCAGAATAATCGATGCCCTTGCAGTGCATATTCACCACGGAATCCGGGGTCGTACACCGCATGGCATTCAACAACGCTATGCCAGAAGTTACGCACTTCATGAACGCCAGCCAGCACTAATCCTTCGTAGATGCCGAGGTATACCGCATCAGGCTTGATGTAGTATTTGTCTCCACTGTCTACGATATTTCCCGTGTTTGCCGGGTTGTTGAGGAATTCTGCAAGCTTCACCGGATTATCGATGAGCTTTATTTCCATCACTGCTCCGCAATGATTTTGATGGTTGTGGCAGTAAACGCCGCACCATTAGACTGAATGGTTAACGTACTGCCATTTGTGGCAAGAAAGCCGTCTTTATCCACACTGAAGAACGTAGCTAACAGGATGTTATCGGTTGTTGTCGCCGAGTTGCGGCTGCTTACCAGTGTGTCAGGAACAGAGCCGGAAAAGGTTAGCTGCATTGACCTGTTGGCTGTTCCGCTGGGCCACGTCCCGACGATCGACAGCTTGAAGAACAAGGTTTTGTTCTCGTTGAACACAACCATCTTGTTGTTAACGGTGTCGAAGAATGGTGCCAACGTGCCGGATGACGGCGTGAGCGTTTTCAGCAGGCTAACAAGGTTGGTAGGCGCTGTCGGAATTGTTACCGATACCCCTGAGTAAACAACCTCTGATTTCTTTCGCGTGATGGCATACTCAAGCGCAGATATTCTTGTTGAGTGATCACCAACTGTGCTTTGTAGCGTCGAAATACTTCCCTCTGCCGCTGTGAGCCTAGTATCAAGTGCGTCGATATCGGTTGTATTCTGAGTTATTCGCGCATCATGGTTTGCTAACTCAGATTCATTGGCAGCAATTCGCGTCTCGTGATCAGCCAGCTCTGTTTCGGCAGCAGTAATCCTTGTTTCATGATCTGCAAGAGTGCTTTCCGCTGCTGCGATTCTATGTTCATGATTGACGAGAGTTGCTTCAGCAGCAGCAATTCTGGATTCATGGTCTGCAAGGGTGACATCCTGCTCATCATTCTTCACCTGTGCATCATAAGCCCCCTTCCCTGCTTCGTTGGCCTTGTTCGCCACGTTACCAACATCAGCACCCTGTGCGATAACGTACAACAGATACGACTGCGAGAAGATATTGCGTGGAAGGACTGATGTGTCGAGTCGTGTAGCCTGAATGATTACCGGCTCATTGAGATTCGAATCAGCCATTACTCAATCCTTATCTGGCAGCCAGACAGAGTGACAGGTGACTTCGTGATAACGCGCAATTTGAAGCCGACATTTTTCCTGATTCGCCCGACACGCTTCCACAAAACGCGTTTGTCGTAAACGAACGGTTCATTCTGTTCAATCATCTGCTCACGTCCGTAATTTATGCCGTCAGTGGTTGCAGAGAGGAACAGGCGGTCGGCGTACTGCGCAACGCCGGTTGACGATTCAACCTCAAGATCGAACACTCTGGCGTTATCCGCTTTGAACAACGGAGTAAACAGCAGGTGTTCTTGCTGTAGCCCATACTGGCTGCTGATATCGAACTGCAATTTCCCGGTCACGGACTCCAGCTTATCTCCGCACGTTATCTGATTGCCTTCATAAATGAAGTCGATAGCGCGGTACACATCGTCATACAGGCCTGTTTTCAACACACACCATTGCGGACCATTTGCGCTTGAAGATGCGTCGTACACGAGGACGTGACGCGGAAGATGGATAATCAGCAACTCATGCGCATCAAACCGCAGCGATTCCATTACGCCATCAGCCAGTTCATCAGCAGTGTAGGAGCGGAGAATTTTCTCAATGCTCGCGCTGGCGATTGGTGATACCTGACCGGAACCGATGATGTACACAGACGGCGCACCTGTTGCCGGATTGCTGATGAACGCATACGAATCAGCAAACGGCGTTTTGCAGTAAGTCCCGGCGATGCCTTTTTGCACCATCAGTGATGGCTGTGCGACATACAAAGCAGCACCAACGGTGGTTGCACCAGTCAGGGAGAAATATTCAATCGTCGATGAACCAAAGCAGACGATGAAGTCTCGCCATGTTCCGATGCCGATAATACCGTCAGGCTGAGACTCAGCACGATATTGTGCGCTGTATCGGTCAGGATGTGATTCGTCTTCAGGGTCAGTGATAAACCATGAATCAGTGCCGTCTTTTGACCACGCATAACGCCCACGCAAGCGCGTAATGTCGCGAACCGAACCTAACTCATACTGCGTGAATCCGCTGTCTGTAGGCCAGTTTGAGACGGTTTTAACCGTGCCATCATAGCGATACTCGACCAGTTGACCATTAAAGCCTACAGCCTGAGATGTACGACCATGCGCCATTGATACACGACCACTTCCGGCAACATCACCGACTTCACTTTCGCCCTTATACAGCTTGCCACCACATACGCGATAAACAGCATTCTGCGCCATGTTGTACTCGACGCCCCGCGATACGCCGTTCACGTCGGAACGTTTGGCAATGCCCGGGAATGAGCGAAGATATCCGCTGCTGTTGAGGATTTCTTTGGGTGTAGCCAGCATATTCACTGGCAGATAGTCGATATAGTCGGCGCTTCGAAAGTCTTTGCCGACACCTTTCATAAGCGGAAGTTGCTGAATCGGCATTTATTCACCTCACGTACTCGGATTATCTTTCTCGATGTAAAACCGATTCCACGTAAACGCGCTTTTGTTACCACTACCGCGAGGCATGTCATTTCGCCGCTCAAGTGGTGGTATTTTGGTTAAAGCGATACAGATTGTCTGATATGCACTGTCAGCAGCGGTAAGGAGAGCATCCGACGGCTGAATGACGTTATCCATGCACATCTGCACAGCGAGCTTCAAAGCGACGCCATCATTTGCCCATGCAGGGATACCTGAATCATCGTCAGGTAACGGCATGATGCCGTTTTCTGTATCAGCAAACTGATATCCAAGCTCGATACCTTTCGCCTGCCATGCTGCCATCATGTCTTCGAGATCATTAATGGCATCTTCAATTGCCTGAGGGTCAGCATCTGTCAACGTGGCATTGGAATACAGCCCGGCTTTTCGCAAAGCCTTTAGAACGAGATCACCCTTCGTTTTCGCCATCTTCTTCCGCCTTAGCCACTTTTTGCTTCGTTGCGGTTTCTTCAGGAGTTTTTACCCAACCTTTTTTCAGGTGAGATTTAACTTCTTCGTCATCAACAATGATGTAATCGACAGCAAACTGACCACAGGTGATCATGTTTCCAGGCTTATAGAGCATTGTTTGTGCCATTGTCTTCTCCCAATAAAAATGGGGCCGAAGCCCCACCAAAATTACTGCCCGGCAATAACGATGCCCGTATATTCAGGAACAAGTACAGAGCAACCGTACAGAGTGGTGAAACGAGCAGTGGTTACGCCTTTGATGTGGTCGAAGGCGTAAGACATGATCAGCGTAGCGCCCTGCTCGGTGGTTGCTGTCATTACCTGTGGACCCTGACCAGTCGGGAACGCCAGTTTGCCGTACATCAGCTCAACAGAACCATCAGCCCAGAACAGGTTAGCAGGTGCTGCGTTCTTGTTGAGAATGGTGATTGCTGCTGATGCTGCCGGTTTGGCATCGACGTTTGCATATGGACGACTCGCAACATCGGCATTTTCAACAGGGAGAATCTTTGGAGAGATTGTTACGGTAGTTCCGCTAACAGCCAGAACACGGAATACCTGCGGTTGCCCGGTGGTATCTTTTGTGATCTGGTGTACGGAATTCACACCGGCAATGGTGAACGCATCACCAACCTGCAAGCCAGATGCAGATACCGTAATAGTCCCCTGTCGGTTATCAACTGGCATACCATTTGAATCTTTCGCTTCAACCTTGTGTTCAGGTTGGCCTGATACTGTCAAGGATTCAGTGCTTCCTTTCGGTAATCGACCAGAAATATCGGTCTTGTAGCTATCAAAGGACGCAACCGGAGGGATCTGCGCTTTTTCGTATGCTGTCAGGGTTGCGCCCTGAGCATAGGCACGGTGACCAAGCTCGCCAGCAAGGTCTTTGTAGTTGAAGGGGTTCCAGAAAGAGCGACGGTTGATACCCTGCGGTACACCTATCGCCGTCATGGTGGCATCAATACCTGCCGCACAGTTCCACAAATCACGGCCCTGTGTACCTGTGGTTGAGTCAGCCATCGTGATCACGTTAGTAGCACGCTGCGTAACCATGGAAATCAGGTCAGAGTCAATCTGTGCAGCAAGGCGCATACCTGCGGCTCGACCAGCTTCAGTTTTATGTTCCGGGTCACGCATTTCACGCGCATCCAGAGTGTACAGAATGTTTTTCGGCTCCTTGAACACAGAAGGAACAAGGCGCTGAACCAGTGCTGTTGGCGTTTTGCTGCTGAGATCGAGGCCTTCCTCAATGTTCATGTGGTAATGCTGCGGACGATACAGAACATCACCTGCTCGCTGCATTGCTGTATCACCGGGACGGAATTTTTTAGCGTTGCGGGAAACTACGCAGGCGGCCTCAAAGCCTTCAACGTAGTTTTCGAACATGATTTCAAGGTCTTTTGCTAATTGGTTAGCCATGCTTAATGCTCCGATAGGTTATTTTTTTGCCTTTTTAGCGGCGAAATACGGCGTCCAGTCACCAGTTTCCAGCGCCTTGGCTTTCAGTTTGTCGAGGTTATTGATTACTGCGCCGTTGCTCCCCTTAACTGTCGGGGTTGTGGCTGCCGTGGTTTTTGCTTTTGGCATGATTCTGGCCTTAGATTCGATACGTTCCAGCAGACGACCAATTGCTACGGGGTTGGTAGCTTCTGCCAGTTGCTTGCGCAGTTCAGCGTTGCGACCAAGCGCCAGAACAACGATTTCCGGCTTCTCTGACTCAAACAGGATCGCGTTTTGTGTCTCGATGGGGATTTCCTCGAGTACGGCCTGTTCTGCTTCCTGATAGCCAGGAACCTTGAGAGCCTTAACACGTTGCTGATATTTGGATAATCGCTCTTGATAAGCAGCCTGAAGCTCCTGCTCCTTCTGCTTGCGAGCCATCTCCTGTTGCTGGTACTTTCCGTTATCCTCTGCCCACTTAGCCATGCGTTGCTGGTAGATTTCTTCATCGAAACCGATGTCCTCATCATCCAGTTTTGGCATTCGCGGTGGTTGAGTGATTACCGGCTGCTGCTCGACGGGTTTCTGGGACTGACGCATCAGCTCTTTCAGCTCACGGTCTTTCTCTTTAATCGTCTTGCGCAGGTGTTTTACCAGTCCATGCTCTGCGCTATCTTCGCTGGTTGGCGAATCCAGCTTTTCATCACCAAAGTAGAATTCCTGTTCTGATTCGTCGTCATCAGTTTCAGTAGCTTCCTCTGCATCATTGCCGGAGGACTCACTGCCATCTTCTGTTTCGACTTCTTCAGCCAGTTCGACATCATCAGGAATCTTCTCTGATGTATCGGTTTCGATTTCAACTTCTGGTGTGTTTTCTGCCATCTGGTCCATTTGTTCCCCCTGTTTACTCGATGTTCAGCCCATCGGAAGGCAATAGGGTGCCAGGCCTCATAAAGACAGCCATTGCACGTTATGGGTTAATTACTGCTGTGGTTGTTGCTGAGTTAATTTTTGCAGGATGCTGCTGATGTCCATGCGCTGCGCATGGCCCTGTGCCTGACTTTTCAGGACAAGCTCTGCATCAGCACGGGCATTATCTCCTTGCTGTTGCTGGAACTGTCCGAGCAGTTTCAGCGCCTCACGGATATCAGATTTTTGCTGGCTATCGGCAGATGCGAGGATTTTCACAACATTTGCCGCAGCAACCTGAGCATCCGTCTGTGCCTGGAATGCTTTAACCTGAATGGCTGCCTGTTCGTTCTGCGCTTTCTGCAATTCAGCCTGACCAGCAAGAAGCTGACCTTGCGCAGCAACCATAGCCGGATCTGGCTGACTGGCCTGTTGTTGTTTCGCCTGCTCAACCATCTGCTGCTCTTCTGGCGTTCTCGGCTTGATAACTCCAGACAGAAGCAACTGATTGCGGTTGTATTCTTTAAGGTCGTCCATCCCTTCGCCATCCATATTGTCGAGAATCATCGACGATACAAGGTCGTGCTTCGGCGTTCCTGGTGGGATAAGTGCCAGCATGGAAAGTAACGACTTAACCGTTGCATCACGGCGAGTAGCGAACGACTGACCGACATCGACAGTCACTTCATAGTTACCCTGCGAAAGGTCGTTAAGCGCGATAACCTGCCCTGTCTGACGGTCAACCACTTCACCAGTCATCAGCGCCACGTCATCGCTGCCGTCCTCATTAACGATGCGCATTGGCGTATCGCTGCCATAGACTTCACGCGCCATAGAAAGCCACACAACGCCAGCGCGACGCATGGATTTAGCCATGTTGTCCATGTAGATATAGGACTGCGTATCCATCCGGTTAAAGATGCTATCAACGGTATCGGTGGCGACGTTGCTCGGCATGTTCTCAAGCTGCGACGCACCTGTAATTTGCTGAATAGCCGTTCCGGTGTACTGCAATAGCCCGGCAAGAGCTGGCGGCATTTGTGTCGGAGGTGTATAACTGCTGACCTGAGCCTGCGCAGTAATATCTCCGTTTTTGTTTTTCAGACTGACCATCGGCAGGAACGCCGGGCGCTTTTTGTTGCGCTCCGCCCAATGAGTGGCAAGAGGACCAGGAATCATGTCAACATCAACTACAGGAATGCCATCACCGCCAGCCTGAGTAGCGTTATCTGCAATCATGGAAACCATCAGGTTCTCAAGACGCTGCGCATCCATCGCTTTTGCTGCGTGGCCTTCGATTCGCTCCTGATTATCAACAAATGAGCGACGCCCATATACCGGGATGAGAGGAATATGTTCGCCCGGAATACGCTTCGGTTCTTCCAGCCATTCAGCGCCAGACAGAAGACCGCAATAAACGCGGCGCTTCTTCACCGTTCGCTCGCCAATCAGTTCGAATGCACCATCGGTCAGCTCGTCGACAATATCTTTGATTTGCTCTTCATCATAGATTGCCGTTTCTCCGCTGACAGGGTTACGCCATGCTGTGAGCTTCACCTTCTCTATGCGGACTTCGTAGTAACGTCCAACATAGATGGCATCTGGCGTTGACCAGTCATATTGAGTGCCAGTGTCATCACGAGAAAGGCTTGCCGCGATGGAATCAGGGTATTCAGCCTCGAACGCTTTAGGCGTCATGGAGAACATTTCCATAGCCCACATAGCATCAGAGCGGTCATATTGCTTGCTGTCCTGATCGAAGAAGACGCATGTCGCTGGGTCGTAAACAGGAAGAAGGCTGATGCGTCGCTGCTCGTTACTCGGATCCATTTCATCTTCGTAATCAGCACACATGCGGAAACAACCGAATCCGCCCGTTACAGCATCATCAAATGCGTTATCACACGCTTCGCCACCGGATGTTTCCTGATAATCAGCGCGGAATTTGCCGTTCATCTTTTCGGCTAACGCTTCCGATGCCTTGTCATCCTTCGGCCTGAATTTAACGCTGATGCGATTCTGCCGATACTCGCCAATGATGCGATCACATTCACGGGAAATCTTATTTAGTTCAAAGCGCGGATAATGCTCAAACCTGCCTTCATCAAATGAGTAACCAGCGTTTGTGCTGCCTTCCCACTGTGCGCCGGATACCCGGACGAAACGTTGAGCCTCAATAATCTGCTCACGCATATCCTGCGTTGCTGACCAGGCATTATCAAAGTTGCACAGCACCTTGCGATGCCAGTCAGTCATCTTTTTTTCTGCCATATCAACCTACACCACAAGGAATTGAGTAACTGGAATAGTCGGGTTGCGCAGCCGACTCCGGGCAATGCATACACATCATCAGCGCATCAGCCAGGTTAGGAGATGGAATACCGAGCTTCTGCTTCATTTCGACCTTAGTCATAAGCTCCAGCTTCCCGTTGTTATTGAATTTGCGCTGAATCTGCGTCAGTTCTGCAAACAGCTTCTCCAGCATCTTCTCGCCTATCGCTTCTTTGTCGAAACTCAGCATGTCGTCGGGGTCTGCATACTCACCGTGGACAACCGCCCGATATGTCAGATACAGCCTGTCAGCCAGCGCGTAATAGAATTGCGCTCGCTTATTACGGAACACATCGCCAATAGTGCGAACGTTGTCGCCCTGCACGACTTCATCAGCCCATGCTCCGGCCTGATATGGTGCATCTTCATCGAATGGCGATTCGCTGCCCTTGAACATCGTGGCGGTGATTTTCTTGCCGGAGAACGCTTCCGTTGTCTGTCTGCGTAGCCCGGCACCAACACCATCACCATCCCACAGGTAATGGTCAGCGCCGTCTTCAATCGCCAGCGAAGTAGCCCAGTCAGCACCCTCGTTGATGTCCATCAGCAGACCTTCGGCAATGCGCTTAACTACCGAACCGTGACGCGATGCATAACCTTTAGCATCTGGTCCTGTATCTGACGGGTCATGCGCAGAGACAACAGCGCCTTTCGCTTTCCATCCGAGTTTCTTGTGCGCATCGGTAGCAGCTTCAAGCCATTCACGTTTGATGATTGCCATATCACTTGCGCTCACTGGCTCACCAAGCCAGATGTGACGATACAGTGTCGGGTTTCTGCGTTTGCACTCTTCCATCTCCAGACGGAGAACTTCAGGAAAGTGCGGGTTGTCGGTGTAGTTCACCGTCAGCAGACAAATATCATCAGGAGGATTTACGACGAATCGCTGATAGGTATCGTCGAGGATGTTCTTCGGGTTAAAGCTCACCCATATTTCAGAGAACGGCTTACGGATGGTTGGAATCAGGATATCCCATGATTCCTTCGTTACCGCTTCCGCTTCTTCCACCCAGCAGATATCAATGCCTTCGAGCGATTTAATCTTCGTCGGGTTGTTTTTGATGCCGTAGAACATGAACTCAGCATTCGTTCCGAGATGACGAATCATGGAACGCTGAATTTCAAACTCAGCCGAATACCCTTCACGCTCGATGGTATCTTCAAGCAACCGGATTACCGAATCGCTGATACTGTTTTGCAGTTCACGAGCGCAGAGAATACGCACTGGCTGCCGACGCGCCGCTTCAACAAGCAGTCTCGCAATTGCCCATGACTTACCGCTACCTCGACCGCCTTTGGCGACTTTGTAGCGATGCGCCTCAATGAACGGTTCAAAGATAGGATTAATCGAGGTCATTTTCCGAATAGAGTGCTCATCGGTGATGTTTCAATCTGGATTGCGCCGCCGTCTTTGCCGACAAGCTCGTTAGTTACCTTGTCGCCATACTTACGGGGATTCATTCGGGCCAACGCCCATTTACGGGTATCAACGCGAAGTCTTGCCTTTGCCACCTCAGCAGCATCTGGAATCGCAGTGTCAGCAATTTCGAATATCTCTTCGAAAATAGAATCAGCTCGCGCCTCAGTTGCCTTCGCGTACTTGTCTCTAAATTCGTCATGCTCTGACAGCCAGCGAAATACAGTAGCCTTTGCTGGCATGCCGGGGCGCTTGCAAACCTTAACCAGACTTTCCCCGGAGGCAAGCAGCGCACAGATATCATCAGCCACCTCCGGCAGGTAATCCGAAGGGCGACCGACATTCTTTTTCTCAGTCGCCATATTGATTATTTCCCTTCTGCTTGCTTATCCCATTCATCGCGGAATTTGGATGGGTTGTCGAAACCTTGAGTTGCCATGATTATGCTCCGGTAGTGAACAGGTCTAACGCTTCCTTCGATTTACGCACCGCTTCGATAGTGCGGGTCGTGATATCTGAATTAGCGCCGCCTGACTGGAAGTGAATTTTGAATAGCTCAAGCTTCAGCTCGTCAGTACCAATGAATTGAAATGCTTCTTCTGCGGCTGCGTTCTGGTTCATGACCAGTTTGTAAATCTCTAACTGGAATTTCTGTTCTTCAGTCATGGGAATAATCTCTGCCATTGTTGGCTCCGTTTATCCGTTAAAAGGGATATCAGTTAAGTTATCCCGTGTAGGGTATAAGCCATTGTCAAAGCCACTCAGTAAGGAATGGCTTTTGTGATGGCGATAAAAAGGCCGCCTGAGCGACCTGTTAGTTGTTCACAACTTCCATTGCTGAAGGTTCAGCATGTCGAAAAATGAGCCGCATTTAGGGGGATTTTCCATTCTTGCTCTCTCTTCAGCCGATTTGTAATAAGCCATTGGCCTTTTCACACCATCAGCACCAGTGATGTATTCAACGCCTTCCTTCTGGTCTTTGTTTACGGAAACCATCGCAACATCTTCCACTTGTTCGTTATCGATTCAGCGGATGTCTTTCCATCAGTCCGCCACCACAAAGAATCTTTTTTGCCATAAGGCAGGAGGTTCATCTTTCAGTGGCTGCCAGTGTTATTTCCCCACTTACTGGCTTGGGTTGTTTCGCTGTACTGCCGTAACTGGTGGTGCACAGATTTAGTTAAATCCGTTCTCGCATGATCCAGCTTTTACATACCTGGATTGTGAGGGATGTAAATCACGGTTTCATTATCAAGCCCACCCGTAGATGGGCTTTGTAATGAACTGGCTCTTATCTCAACGCAGCCCCTTACCGCGCGCCAGATGCTCAACTTCAAGCATCAGCAATGAGATGTTTAATCTGGATTCACTCCAGAAGTGATCACCACCCTGTCTACAGAGCCAGATGTGAAGGATGATGAGTAAAATTATCGCTATCATCGAAGGCATTGCGTCCTGATGTATTCCTGAAGCGCTCTCAGTGCTGTTTGGTCGCGGATAATTCCTTCCCGGATACCGAGAACGTTTCGTCCAGCAACTGAAGAGAGTTCGACGGTGGCATCATTGCCCATGCCGGAGGCGCTGGAAGTTTTGGCTGAGGCTGGCACAGGGCATTTTCCTTTGACGAGCACCCGACCACCATTATCAAGCTTACGCCGAAGAGCATCATTTTCAGCTTGCGCATCAGCTAACTCCTTCGTGTATTTTGCATCGAGTGCAGCAACATCCCGCTGGCGCTGCTGCATGTCAGTAATGGTGGCGGTCGCCTGCTTCAGCTCACTGCCTTTTTTATCACGCTGTTCTTTGTAGGCGATGGCGTTATCACGGTAATGATTAACAGCCCATGACAGGCAAACGATGATGCAGATAACCAGAGCGGAGATAATCGCGGTTACTCTGCTCATACCTCAATCTCTCTGACCGTTCCGCCCGCTTCTTTGAATTTTGCAATCAGGCTGTCAGCCTTATGCTCGAACTGACCATAACCAGCGCCCGGCAGTGAAGCCCAGATATTGCTGCAACGGTCGATAGCCTGACGAATATCACCGCGATCAATCATCGGCAAAGCGCCACGCTCCTTAATCTGCTGCAGTGCAACAGCGTCCTGGCTTTTCGGAGAGAAGTCTTTCAGGCCAAGCTGCTTACGATAGGAATCCCACCAACGGGAAAGAAGCTGGTAACGTCCGGCTGCTGTTGATTTGAGTTTTGGGTTTAGCGTGACAAGTTTGCGAGGGTGATCGGAGTAATCAGTGAATAGCTCTCCGCCAACAATGACGTCATAACCATGATTTCTGGTTTTCTGTCGTCCGTTATCAGTTCCCTCTGACCACGCCAGCATATCGAGGAACGCCTTACGTTGATTATTGATTTCCACCATCTTCTACTCCGGCTTTTTTAGCAGCGAAGCGTTTGATAAGCGAACCAATCGAGTCAGTACCGATGTAGCCGATGAACACGCTCGTTATATAAGCGAGATTGCTACTTAGTCCGGCGAAGTCGAGAAGGTCACGAATGAACCAGGCGATAATGGCGCACATCGTTGCGTCGATTACTGTTTTTGTAAACGCACCGCCATTATATCTGCCGCGAAGGTACGCCATTGCAAACGCAAGGATTGCCCCGATGCCTTGTTCCTTTGCCGCGAGAATGGCGGCTAACAGGTCATGTTTTTCTGGCATCTTCATGTCTTACCCCCAATAAGGGGATTTGCTCTATTTAATTAGGAATAAGGTCGATTACTGATAGAACAAATCCAGGCTACTGTGTTTAGTAATCAGATTTGTTCGTGACCGATATGCACGGGCAAAACGGCAGGAGGTTGTTAGCGCGACCTCTTGCCACCCGCTTTCACGAAGATCATGTGTAGAAGGCCGCAGCATAACTATCACTGATGAATTCAGGATAGCCAGTGGCTACGGCTCAGTTATGGTGCTGGTTAACGGACTTGAACCGCTACCCATTCGCTTACAAGGCGACTGCTCTACCATTGGAGCTAAACCAGCATGTTTGGCGGGACAGCGTGGACTCGAACCACGATAAGAAGGTTAACAGCCTTCCGTGATTACCTTTATACGACTGACCCAAATAAAAAATCCCGAAACCGTTGTGCAGGCTCTAACTATTACCTGCGAACTGTTTCGGGATTGCATTTTGCAGACCTCTCAGCCTGCGATGGTTGGAGTTCCAGACGATACGTCGAAGTGACCAACTAGGCAGAATCGGTAGTAAGCGCCGCCTCTTTTTATCTCACTACCACAACGAGCGAATTAACCCATCGTTGGGTCAAATTTACCCAACTTTATTCAAAAAGTCAATATCATGCCGTTAATATGTTGCCATCCGTGGCAATCATGCTGCTAACGTGTGACCGCGTTCAAAATGTTGTCTGCGATTGACTCTTCCTTGTGGCATTGCACCACCAGAGCGTCATACAGCGGCTTAACAGTTCGTGACCAGGTGGGTTGGGTAAGGTTTGGGATTAGCATCGTTACAGCGCGATATGCGGCGCTTGCTGGCATTCTTGAATAGCCGACACCTTTGCATCTTCCGCACTCTTTCTCAACAACTCTCCCCCACTGCTCTGTTTTTGCTATATCAACCGCACGGCCTGTACCGTGGCAATCTCTGCATCTTGCGCCCGGCGTCGCGGCACTACGGCAATAATCCGCATAAGCGAATGTTGCGAGCACTTGCAGTACCTTTGCCTTAGTATTTCCTTCAAGCTTTGCCACGCCACGGTATTTCCCCGATACCTTGTGTGCAAATTGCATCAGGTAGTTGATAGCCTTTTGTTTGTCGTTCTGGCTGAGTTCATGCTTACCGCAGAATGCAGCCATTCCGAATCCGGCTTGTGATTGCGCCATCCCCATAGCAGCCATCACATCAGTACCGGAAAGAGAGTCAGAAGCCGTAGCCCGTGGTGAGTCGCTCATCATCGGGCTTTTTGGCGAGTGAAATTTAGCTACGCTTTCGAGTCTCATGGTCTTCCCCTCTTGCCCTGTTTGACCATCAGGACGCCGTTAACTATTACGTGACGCTCGCCTTTGCTGTCTCGGTTGTACTTGAGCACTGTTCCTCTTGCGCAGGAAAGCATCCTCGCCACTTCGGTCTGATTGCCTCGTGTCTGGATAAGTAGCTCTGGTATTGTTTGAATTGTGGCGTTCATGCGTTCTCCAGTTCGGTGATTTTTATTCCAAGCCTTCCGCCTGGTACTTTCACGCCACGAATTACGCGAATGTCATCGAATTGCTCGTCGTCTTCCGCAAATCCGGCGTGGATAAGGGAGTCGAGTAATCCTTTCAGGATGTTATCGAGGTCGCGGCGGCGGGAGTCTGGAACGTCTGCGATGACTTTGATGCGGAGTCGTGATTTGGTGAAAATGTCTAACTTGAGTTGGCGGATGATTTGCTGAACGTCTTTTCGGTATTTCTGGCCTTTATCGCTGATGTAATATTGGCTTCCCCGTCTTCGCCAGTAGGTGTTCACCGACGGCGGATATGGAAGCACAAACTGATATTCGTTCATGACTTAATCTTCCCCTCCTTCAGCAGTATCGCCTGCGTCCTGATTACGCCTTCGAGGTGGTAAAGTCTGGCGTCTTTGTTGTCGAGGTTATGGGTGCGTCGGTCGATTTCATCGTGACACGCGCTACAAGCCCATGCGCCGATCAGGTCGTCAGGCTTCATTCCAGTTCCGCAAATTCCAGCCATCCGGTAATGTGCCAGAACTGTAGTTTCAGGGTTGCCATTGCATACGCCGTAAATACGTACCTGGCATTCTCTGCCGCGCGCTTCTTTGCGTAGGTTAGCCATTTACCTTCCCTCGCAACTGAAGAATTGACTGAAGGTCTTTTTTAATAAATATGCGAGTGCGAATTGAGCAGTAGTTTTCCTTCATTCTGGCGTAGTAATAGTCCTTTCGTTGTTTAAGCTTGTTGGCATCCGCTGTCATCCAGTCTTTTACAGCAAACTTAATTAACCAGCGGTGGCAGAGATACCATTTCAGGTAATCACTCATCGTCTTCTTCCTCGTACATTGAGCTATTCGGATCGCTCATCAGTTCTGCGCAGTTATGGTCTACCATGGTTTTCATGAAAACCCAGTTCTTTTTCTGCCCTCTTCCTTTCTGCAATAGCGTCAATGATGCTAGCAAATATTCCAAGATATTTGGTGCGCCCATCTACGCATATATTCGCAATCCACTTACATCTCTCTTTATTGAAATATACTCCAGTCACTCCTGACGAATTGGTTATTTTTCTCTTTTGGTTCTGTGCATTCTGTTGGTGTGTAACCAATCGAAGATTAGATAGCCTATTATCTGACCTTACTCCATTTATATGATCAATTTTATACCCTAATGGAATCTCACCATTATTTATCATCCATATAACGTGGTGAGCATAAGTAATTACACCATCGATAGTTAACATCCTATAACCATCACTCCTAATGTAACCAGCAACACTGCCAACCTTAACATTATTAGAAGGAGACACTTTCCATCTAAGTACACCTAAAACATCATCATATGATAATTTATTTCTTAATTCGTCTATGTTGCTTATATTTCTCATTATGTTCCACCATATTTAAGCATTCATATATACAACGCTCACACACGTGAACTTCCAGCACACGCAGCTTCTTACCGCAGTTAGCGCACGTTAAAGCTCGCTCGACGCTTTCTTTCTGGTATTGAATGGATTGGGATGGGCTAAGCATTAACAACCTCCATACAAACTTTCACGAATGCCGTTGCTACTTCTGCATTGATTGCGTTTCCATATCCAATAATTCGCTGATCTTGATTGCGCTTTGCCATTCTTCCCAGTGTGGACTTGCCTCGTCCCAAGCTTTTGGCAATGCCATTAACCATCGGGAATGAGCCGGGTCTAACTGGACGATATTTTTCATCTCTACAGTAAAGCCAGTCTGCATCTCTCCAGAAGCCGTTAACCGGTAATGGGTACATAGCTTCACCGTCCCGGGAAGTTTCAAGCAGATTCTTGGGGTTCCGCTCTTGTCTTTTCCGCTGTAGCAATGCGTTGAACCTGTTGCATCGTTCGCTAAAGGAGTTTGCCATCCCGCTAGTCTCACGCATCCAGATAGGTTCTGAATTCCCCTGCGCGTCTCTGGCTGAAAGTTGATATTTGTCGTTGGAGTAGGCCACCCAATACAATCGCTGCCTGATGTGCGGAGAACCGAAGCCCGCAGCGCAAATATCGGTACCTGCAGAGGTGTAGTTCGCACCTTCCAAGTCAGTTTGTACAAGGTCGAGCCAAGCGAGGCCGTCTGCGCTTGCAACCTGTTCGCCAATAACGATGCCAGGATTGCATTTTTCAATAAGCCAGAAGAATGCCGGCCATAAGTGCCGCTCGTCATCAACCCCTTTTCCTTTGCCTGCCGAGCTGAAAGGTTGGCATGGGCAACTTCCTGTCCAGATACTCTTGTTGTCTGGCCATCCTGCTTTTCTAAGTGCATAGCTCCAAACTCCGATTCCTGCAAAAAAGTGGTGCTGGGTAAATCCTCGCAAATCACCTGGTGTGACATCTTCAATACTCCTTTCATCTACATAACCGGGGGCAATTTCTCCAGCGTCAATTAAGTTACGCAGCCATTGCGCTGCATACGGATCTATTTCGTTGTAATACGCAGTCATCGTCATTTCCTCGCACGATGTCTTAGCCACCGGATATCCCACAGGTGAGCCGTGTAGTTGAAGGTTTTTACGTCAGATTCTTTTGGGATTGGCTTGCGTTTATTTCTGGAGCGTTTCGTTGGAAGGTATTTGCAGTTTTCGCAGATGATGTCGGTGAAACTTCGTCGCTGTCGTCTCATTCGTACCTCCTGTCGGTAAATCTGACACCCTGACCAATAGCCCATGCTGTCGTGTACTCAATCAGACTTGCCATACGCTTCACACTCATCTGCGCGCTGCTTTCGCGAATGTTGACGTATTCGCCTTCAAGGCCGGGCAAAACATCAGCTTCCTGCTTTGTTGCCACTGCATGACCGCTTATCAACAAAACCTTCCATTGTTCTGGTTTTAACCATTTGCCGCACCATTGAACCTGACAAGCGATATCCGCCAGCATCGCGTGAAATTTTGCGTTCTGGTCAAGGTTGCGCTTGTAGTCAGTAATGCGGATGGTGACTGGCTTGTCTTTATCGAGTGGTGTTGCGAGGATGGCATTTATTGCGGCTTGCTGTTGTTGCTTACTTCGGAGGAAGATTGTTTGCTTCATCGTTACTCCTTCACTTTGACTCCAGCAGAGCGGATGTTTTCCTCATAAGCATCCATTGCATCACCGAAGCCATTGGAATAATCAACAGTAAACCCTTTGGCTAATGCTTCTCTGCTGTCGATAAACTTTGGCGCGGTTATTTCAATAGCTGATCGCGATGCCTGCCACGTTTGCCAGTGGCCTTGAACATCGTCCATCACGTATTGACCACCAATATTACCACTGCCAATTTCATGGTGATTTTCAGGGTAACGGATAAGGTCTGAGGATTCGCCTCCACGTCGAAACCAACTTTCTTCAAACTGCTTTCTTGATTCGTCCATCGATACTTACCCTCAGTTCAACTCACAAAACGCCACGCCATTTTTGCTACAGCGACAGGCATAACACCGATAATCACCCACAGGAAAATGCTACCGAAAAGCACACCTACCAGGTCTTTACCTTCGCCTACCAACCGGACAAAACTGCTGGCAACAACAATGAACGTCGCCACCATCCACATAGCACCGAGAATCCTCAATGCAGAGAAAATTAACTCAGCCACGATTTACTCTCCCCCAAATAAAAAGGCCTGCGATTACCAGCAGGCCTGTTATTAACTCAGTGATGTAGATGGTCATACGTCAGCCCCTTGTGCATATCGTCTGCCACGTGCAGCAGGTGCATTTGATGCTGTGCAAATCTGTCTGGCTTCATCCTGGTCACATGCAACAAAGTGTCCGTTGCAGAACCGCTGGTAAACCGTACCAAGCGAGCCAAAACGGTTTTTCGTCACGATGATTTCAGCAAATGGCGCGGCGCTACTGTTCTCGTCATATACCGCTTCCCGATAGAGCATGATGATTGAGTCTGCGTCCTGTTCAATGCTTCCTGAATCACGCAAATCTGCGTTTGTCGGGCGTTTGTTTGGTCGCTTCTCAACATCGCGTGAAAGCTGACTTAGGGAGATAACAGGCGTTTTCAGGTCTTTCGCCATCGCCTTCAGGCTTCCGGAGATGTGAGCAATTGCGAGGTCGTTGCGATCTGCTTTCGGCTTCTCAATCAGGCCAAGATAATCCACCATGATGAGTGAGAGGTTTGGATTTTCCTGTTTGTGCCGTTCTGCGATTGAGCGTATTTCTTCGACCGATAACCGCGAGGCATCGACTACCCATACATCCAAATCTGCAAGCTGACTTATGCCGTTAGCAACACGCGCCCAGCCTTCGTCATCCATCGATGCAGGATTTCGCAGTACGCTAACCGACATCCTCCCGGCGTTGGCAATGCTTCGCTCTGCAATCTGCAATGCGCTCATTTCCATTGAGAAAATCAATACCCCGCGCCGGACGTCAGAACCAGGAATAACGCGGCTTGCAACGCCTTCGGCAATCTTCAGCGCCAGTTCGGTTTTCCCCATACCAGGACGAGCAGCGATTATCACCAGGTCTTCCGCGTTCATCCCTCCGGTGATGGCATCAAGTTCTTCGATTCCGGTCTTCAGGGTATCTGACTCTTCTCCGTTCCTCAGACGCCTGTCAAGCGTGTCAGTGTAGTCAGTAATGATTTCCCCTAACCGTACAGGTTTAACCTCGTCACGGGGCTTTCTGATGACTGAAAGACGCTTTACAAGTTCATCCATCGCCTGACTCGATGCGTCGATGGTTCCGCTCTGAATTGGTTCACGCATTTCATCCATGATTTCCAGCACCAGACGGCGGTGATAGTTATCCGCGACCATTCCGGCATATCCCTTCAGGTTTGCGGCACTCGGGCAGTTTTTGCTGGTCATCAGGATTGACGTGAAATGCTCCTCTCCGCACGCCTCGGCAACCATCAGCGCATCGATTAGGTTTCTGTTTCTCGCCTGCTTGCGGATAACCTCGAAGGCTTTCCTGTAGAGCGGAATTGAAAACGCTTCCGGCTCCAGCGTTGCCAGAACGTCGCTGGCGGTTGGTGTTAATCCACCAATCAGCAGTCCACCGATAACGCTCGCTTCGATATCCTGTTTCATGCAATCCCCCTGTCTGCAAACTTCCCTTCCCGTACTCCCGTTAACGAATCTTCCCTCAGCAGGTAATCAAAATCAGCTGTCCAGCCCGTGTCGTTGTCTCCGAAGTAAAACGGCTTGGCCTGATGCACAAACGCCCTGACATACGCTCTGAAACCGTCCACGTTTGGCGTTTTCAGTTGCGGGATGATTTTCTTCAGGCGGCGTTTGCGTTTCTCGTTGACCGCAACAGCGTGTGGCAGTCTGTCACCGACTTCGGTGTTGTAGGCGTTCAGGAAGGATTCGTAGTCGATTCGTTCTGCCTTGCGACGTTCAGGTTTAACCTGCCCATCGCCACCCCCGTTAGGGGGTAAGGGGGTATTTGTATTTATTGTCTTTTGTATATTGTCTTTTGTGTTTAGCTGACTTGGCTTATACCCATTAGCCGACTTGGCTAATGTTTTATTAGCTGTTTTAGCTAATGTTAAGCTGTCCTGGCTAATCCACTGAGAAACCACCTTGTTCACTCCGATTTTCACGCCATCAGCAATGAGGAATTTACGCTCGATAAGCTGGTGCTTGGCAGCGCAAACATGAGTGTGATGAATACCTGTCATGGCTGCTATCTGCGTGTTTGTGAGTCGATCCATCGGCTTATTGAATCCGTATGTCTTGCGCATGATAGCGAGCATCACCTTCAACTGCCGGACGGTTAAATCAGCCATCAGCAGACTGTCGGTAATCTCGTTAGCAACGCGCATGAAACCATCTTCGGTATCTGCCACGCGATGCTCCACGACCTCCAGTTGAGGCCTGTAATCAGCTAACTTAACGACGCCCATGTTTCACTCCTGCTTTGGCTAGTCTGTAAACACCAACAAGGCGCTCTGCGAACGCCCTGTTATTTGCTGCGGCTACCACTAATCCCTCAGGTGAATCAGGGTGTCGAATCTCTTCTTTTTCCTGGTATTTCTTACGACGTTTTGTCATAATTACTCCTGTGGATTGATCCAGTAATTCCCTCAGAATTGCATATCAATTTGCTTAAAATCCTCGGTGGCAGCCGGGGATTTTTTCTTTGTGATTTCATCAAGCGCATACTTAAAAGCCCTGCTAATCGGACTGATGTCTGATGCCATTCCGAAAGCACACAAGACCGAAGCAATAAATCTCCAGTCCGTTCTGCTTATCTTCGATTCATGACAGCCAATCATCTTTGCCAGACCGCGCTGGGTAAGCGTTGACAGGTTGATGAGTAAATCAGTTTCAGCGCGATCAATTTCTCGCTGTGTTGGCTTGCTGTAGCTTGCTTGTGCCATTTCTTACTATCTCCATAGGTAAATAATTTGGTTTTTTATCGTGCACCATTGACAGTCATCCTTGACCACGCCGGGCACCCGACCGTATACCGGGCCGTTCGGTACTGAAAGTACATTTTTATTACATGACAAACTGCTGTTTACCGATACGGCGAATCTGTGCTGCTGAGTACTTGCCGCCTGATGCCTTGGCGATCTTATCCGCATATTCGGTTTCACCAGTGAACTCGGTGCGCGGCAGAGAACCACGCTCAAGCCACTTATAGATGGCTTTTGGCGTAAGTCCACAAACATCAGCCACAACAGAAACTCGAACGGATTTGATAACTTCTGCAAACGTAACTTCGTTCATGCTTCTCTCCTGTGGTGAACTTATGGTTCATATTATGACGGAACTGATAGTACAGTCAATACCTAATATAGTTGAACTTATGGTTCAACAGAAAGAGCGTGAAACTTTCTCGCAGAGGCTTGCGCTGGCCTGTGATAAAGCGGGATTACCTTTGCATGGTAGGCAGGCTGATTTAGCTGTCAGGCTTAAGGTCACACCAAAAGCCATTAGTAAATGGTTCAACGGGGAGTCAATACCAAGAAAAGACAAGATGGAATCTCTGGCTTCGGTGCTGGGAACTACTGCTGCATATCTGCATGGCTATGCTGATTATGACGGTATCACGGTAAATCATCTATCAAGATCAAATGATTCTTATCGTGTTGATGTATTGGATGTTCAGGCGAGCGCCGGGCCAGGAACCATGGTTTCCAATGAATTTATAGAAAAGATAAGAGCAATTGAATATACGCCCGAGCAGGCAAGAATTTTATTTAATGGAAGGCCACAGGAAAGCGTAAAAGTCATCACGGTTCGCGGTGACAGCATGGAGGGAACCATCAATCCGGGAGATGAGATCTTTGTTGATGTATCCATAACCTATTTTGATGGCGATGGCATTTATGTGTTTGTATACGGGAAAACAATGCACGTTAAGCGCCTGCAAATGCAAAAGAACAGGCTTGCCGTCATCTCTGACAATGCCGCTTATGATCGATGGTACATAGAAGAAGGTGAAGAAGAGCAACTTCACATTCTAGCCAAAGTCCTCATTAGGCAGTCAATCGATTACAAGCGATTCGGATAAAAATAAATTTCCTTAAAGTTCACTAACTTATGATGTAGTGAGCTTTTTATACCCATAAAATGTACTATTGGTACTTTACATTAATGAACTTTAAGTACATCATAAGCCCATAGACGAACGGCGCGTCTTTAAACCATGCGTCGGGAGCGCGGCGGGTTCAGGATGAACGGCAATGCTGCTCACTACAAAAGAACATTTCCATAACCGGAGGGTTATTGAAGTGTTTTTGTTAGGAGGTTTAAGTGGATCTTACTCAAGTGTCTGTAAGGGAGATTCTTCATTACAATCCTGTGAGTGGTGACTTTTATTGGAAGCCGAGAGCAAAGCATTTGTTTGCGGATAACAGAGCTGCCTTGACGTGGAACAAGAAGTATCCAGGTAAAAAGGCTGGCTCACCTGACAACAAGGGTTATCTGAGAATAAATATTGGAGGTAAAAAATTTAAGTCTCACAGACTTGCATGGCTTTACGTGCATGGCTACTGGCCTGATGTGATTGATCACATAAACGGCGTTAAGGATGACAACAGAATCTCCAATTTAAGAAGCGTTTCTTTCAAAGAGAATATGAAAAACATGCCTTTAAAATCATCTTCATCAACTGGAGTTACAGGTGTTGAAGAAAGAAAAGAGCATGGGTTTTATGTTGCATCGATAACTGTGGATGGAAAACGAAAATACCTAGGCTCATTCAAACTTTTAGATGATGCCAAACAAGCAAGGAAAGAAGCCAATGCACTATATGGCTTTCATGAAAATCATGGACGGAGCCAGTAAACGTGTTTCAAGAGCCATTTCGCTTGCAGGAACGCGTTAGAAGGAAGTTGAAGGTGGTGCTGTGTGCCTGCCAAACGTAGCCATTTACTCGGCAGGCTACCGGAAATCAAAACAACTGACAGCGAGGTAAGTGATGAATCAGACATACATTCCATCATGCTTGAGAAATCTGCCAAAGCAGAAAGCAAAGCCCCGCAAGCAAGCCATAAAGGACGCTAAGTCAGAGGTTATTGATAAAGCAATACAATTGCTCAGGGATGAGTTAAGAAGTGGCAAGCTCGAAGGAATGATGATGCCCTATCAGCGCGGATATCTTTCGGCTATTAGTAAGCTGGAAGTATTGAAGAGTGAATTATGAACTATCTGGAATTTCCGGATGGTTCATTGTTTTGGCAGCAAGCCACAGAGGTGATATATGGAAGAAGAATTTGAAGAGTTCGAAGAGCATCCTCAGGATGTGATGGAACAATACCAGGACTATCCGTATGACTACGACTATTGATAAAAATCAATGGTGTGGACAATTCAAGCGATGCAATGGATGCAAGCTGCAATCGGAATGCATGGTTAAGCCTGAAGAAATGTTTCCTGTAATGGAGGATGGGAAATATGTCGATAAATGGGCAATACGAACGACGGCAATGATTGCCAGAGAACTTGGTAAACAGAATAACAAGGCTGCCTGATGGTGGCCTTCATTTTTGGCATAAACAACAGAATAAACACTGCACTGTGTATTCATTCCAACGAGTGAATACACGGAGCAATGTCGCTCGTAACTAAACAGGAGCCGACTTGTTCTGATTATTGGAAATCTTCTTTGCCCTCCAGTGTGAGGGCTTTTTTATATGCATACCAATAACGCTTCACGAGAGGTGTTTATTCATGAGCGTAAACGCTGATTAATGAACGCAGTTGATAGGATATAAAATGGCATTTATAAAGATTCTTGAATTAATTTCCCTAAGTGAGATTAATAATGTTGTCAAATATAACCCTATTTCTGGTGAGTTCACATGGCTAAAATCTTATGGAGCAAGGAAGATAGGTGGAACTGCCGGAACAATAACAACAAGCGGCTACTTAAGGATTTTCATTAACGGAAGACACTATGCTGCACATAGACTTGCATGGATTATCACTTTCGGTGTTGAGCCTGAAGGTATTATCGACCATATAAATGGCATTAAGACAGATAACAGAATTTGCAATCTGAGGCTTGCAACTTACTCACAGAATTCAATGAATAGTAAAATAAACACCCTCAACAAATCAGGTTGCAAAGGAGTCACATGGAAGAAGGAAAGTAGAAAGTGGGCTGCCTATGGTAAATTAAACGGAAAGAAAAAACATCTAGGGTACTTTAATGAATTAGAAGATGCCAAAAAAGCTTACTGCGACTTTGCCAGAAAGCATCACGGCGAATTCTACAGGAGCAAATAATGAATGAATATATTTTAGCGGGTAGCGGCGTCATGTCCGCTTTCTACCCGCACGAATCTGAATTATCACGCCGAGTTAAACAATTAATCAGAGCAGCAAAGAAACAACTGGAGGCGTTATGCGCAATGAAATAGCCATTAATCACCAGATGCTTCGTGCTGCACAGAACAAAGCAGTAATAGCCAGATTTATTGGTGATTCAAAAATGTGGCTTGAAGCAAATAAAGCGATGAAATCAGCTATCAACCTTCCGTGGTATCGCAGGAAATGAGTTTTACAGATAACTGGTCAGACGAAGAATTCATTCGTCAGATGAAAGATTTAATCGGTAACGAAGGAGATATTCATGTCACTTGCAACCACAGTGAAGGAGAGCAAGTTACAGAGACGCATGTACACGCAGAAAGCTCTCTGGTATCGCCATAATGGTGACCGCCAAGGAATGCGGGTATGCCTTAATTTGTCCCGAGTCGAAGTATTAAATCAGCGTTATTTCCTTGGGCCGTGTCCATTCTGAGGTGAATTATGGATTTGAACAAATTCGATGAGCCATTCAGCCCTGAAGATATCGAATGGCGAATACAGCAAAGCGGTAAAACACGCGATGGCAAGGTGTGGGCTATGGTGCTGGCTTATGTCACGAACCGGGCAATCATGAAACGCCTGGACGATGTTTGCGGCAAAGCAGGATGGCGCAATGAATACCGCGATATTCCCAACAACGGCGGAGTTGAATGCGGCATATCAATCAAGATTGATTCCGAATGGGTAACCAAATGGGATGCTGCTGAAAACACGCAGGTAGAAGCCGTCAAAGGTGGTCGTTCAGGTGCAATGAAGCGTGCTGCCGTTCAGTGGGGAATCGGTCGGTATCTGTATAACCTTGAGGAAGGTTTCGCACAAACATCTCTCGATAAAAAGCAGGGGTGGCACAGGGCAAAACTGAAGGATGGAACAGGATTTTGCTGGCTCCCTCCATCGCTGCCGGGATGGGCAATCCCAGCATCAGATAACAAACCATCACCAGAAAATACCAACCAGAAATCTCCATCGGTTGACTGCGAACAAATCCTGAAAGACTTCAGCGATTATGCGTCAACAGAAACTGACAAGAAAAAACTCATCGAGCGTTATCAGCGTGACTGGCAATTAATGGCTGGCAACGAGGAGGCGCAGGCTAAATGCGTTCAGGTAATGAACATCAGAGTTAACGAACTAAAACAGGCGGCATAAATGGCAAGCAGAGGCGTAAATAAGGTGATTATCCTTGGTCGGGTAGGACAAGACCCGGAAGTTCGATACTCACCATCAGGAACAGCGTTCGCTAACCTGACAATAGCCACGTCAGAACAATGGCGAGATAAAAATACTGGCGAGCAAAAGGAATTGACTGAATGGCATCGTGTTGCTGTATCCGGGAAACTGGCTGAGGTCGTGGGGCAGTATGTGAAAAAAGGTGATCAGATTTATTTCGAGGGAATGCTGAGAACCAGAAAGTGGAAAGACCAGTCAGGGCAAGACCGTTACACAACCGAGGTTCATGTCGGAATTAATGGTGTGATGCAAATGCTTGGCGGCATTGGCGACAGCAAACAACAAGCAGCCAGCAGGCAATCACAGAAGCCACAGCAGCAATCATCACCAGCACAACACAACGAACCTCCGATGGATTTTGACGACGATATACCCTTTGCACCAGTAACTCTCCCCTTCCCTCGTCACGCTATTCACGCAATTTAATCAGGAGAAAATCATGCCAGCGCCTCTGTATGGTGCGGATGACGCGCGCCGCTGTTCCGGCAATTCCGTATCGGAGGTGCTGGATAAATTCAGGAAAAACTACAACCGGATAATGTCGCTACCGCAGGAAACGAAAGAGGAAAAGGAATTTCGCCACTGTATATGGCTTGCAGAGAAAGAAGAACGCGAGCGAATTTACCAGACATCAATCCGACCATTCCGCAAAGCCACATATACCCACTTCCCTGAATATATCGACCCGCGCCTGCGTAATTACCGCTCACGCTATGGCGCTATCAGTAATGACTGAGGAATTTACCATGAGAGGACTTGCATACAATCCCGGCATTCTTCCGGCAGAAATGATTATTCGCCAACGCGTAAAGCCAATGCCATCGAGAGAGGAATTGCTTAAGAGAAATAGTTTCGGTTCTGTTAATGACAACAAATATCTGAATGCGATGTTGCGGAGTGGGAAGAAATGAAACAAATGTCACTAATTGAGATGGATGGATTTCTGAAAGGTAAATGCATCCCACGAGATTTAAAGGTTAACGAAACAAACGCTGAATATCTGGTGCGTAAATTTGCTGAAGCGGAGGCCAAGATTTCGGCTCTGTCCGAAGACCACCAGAAAGCGATTGAGTCAATTAAGCAGGCTGATGCGGCTGTTAAGTTGGCACACGAGAAGTTTTCGGCGCTGGCGGCGGAGAATGCGGGGCTGAAGTCTGGCGCTATGGACGAAATCAAGGTTATCAACCGTGGAGGGCAGGCATATTGCGTAAAAGATGGAGTGCAAGTTAATCCCATGTATGCAAGAGGGTGGAATGACTATCGCGCAAAGTCTATGCAATCAGACACCCCAGCCACCGATGCTTTCCTGACTGAAATTGAACGCAAAGCAATCCGAAAGTTCATTAACAGCATTGAACACATCCTGCGTGACAAGTTGTCACCGTATGACACCGAAGAGATGCTTGAGACTATGCGTATTTTTCTGGAAGAACAGGGAGGCGAGCAAAAATGACAATCACAAAACAACGAGTAGAAAAAATCATATATCGCCATGAAATGGGACTGAACAGCGATGTCACTGCCGAAGAGGTTTATGACCTGGCTGTACTGGCGCTGAATTTATCAAATATCGCAAACCTGAAGCGATACGAGCTTGATATGGGAGGTTGCGACTCGTGCGGTCAGGATTGTGGCGCTGACATGACTGAAGATTCTGATGGCGATTATGTCCTGTTTGATGACGTGGTTAAGTTGTTTGAGTTTGATACAACCACTCAGAAGTTAGAAGGCCCAGCAAAGGAGGCAACCAGTGAGCGAAATTAATTACCAGGCACTGCGTGAGGTGGCGGAACGTGCAATTCCAGCAATGGAACGCCTGTTAATGTTGCCAGCTGATGATGATTTGTTAAGTGAACAGGAACTTAAAGATTACGGTGTGGATATTGATGCGCTCAACGCCTTCAAATTTCTGGCCGGACCAGAAACCGTGCTGGCACTACTGGATGAACGGGAAAGAAACCAGCAATACATCAAACGCCGTGACCAGGAGAACGAGGATATTGCTCTTACGGTTGGGAAGCTGAGAGTTGAGCTTGAGGAAGTAAAACAACACGCTGAAGAATTATCCGAAACCAAGGCTGTTCGTAACCAATGGCGGCCAGATATTTGCCCAATAACCGGACGTGCATTTTTCATGTGGATTGAGCATCCAACATTGGGGAATGTGCCGACATATGGTGGCCCATTAGATAGTTACACCATTCCAACAAAGGACGGTGACGGTGAGTTTTCATGTGAGCGTTACGATCATGATTTTGGCGGTTGGGTAGAAAGCGAATGTCTTGGGTTATATCTGATTGATGATAGAGAACAATGCAGGGTCTACGAACTGGAGGAACGCGTTAAGGAACTGGATGCTCGGGAAATATCGCTCCCGGAACGTAGCAGCATGCTTCATCGAACAGATTTTCACGATGATTACCAAACGGTAATGGCATACAAAGTTTCTGAAGTCATCGCTGCAATCCGCGCCGCTGGCATTCGCATCAAAGGAGAGTGATATGGCAACTTTGAAAAAAGAAGATCGTTTTACCAAAAAACAAATCGCCGAGGCAAAAATCCTCGATAACAACGGAACCTACTTCATCAACGGTTCCATTCTTCCAGTTTATATCAATGAGGATGGAGACACTTACCTTATTGAAGAGTACGAAAAAGGCGAGCCGAGCGAACACCTCATTAAAGATTTGTTCGCGGATGGCGTTATTGTTGCGGTTAATCCAATCGGATACAACTGAGGCATAATTTATGACCACTTTAACCGACAAAGAACTGATTAAAGAAATCAAAGAGCGTATCAGCAGCCTGGACGTTCGAGACAATATTGAACGCCGGGCTTATGAAATTGCACTGGCATCGCTGGAAGCAGATCCAGTTGCTTATATTTTCAAACATCCTGCCGGGAAATTATTCTGGGCTTTAACGGATGAAAGCAATAAAGAGCAACCGGACGTTATTCCTGTTTATGCTGCCGCGCCTGCGTCGGTTGTGCCGGATAATGCATCAGAGCCTCTTGCTTATGCTTACAAAGAGCTTACGCCTGAGATTATGCGCAACCAGGCTGCCGAATCCAATCGCGGTAATGAGTGGACCGGCAATCCTGATATTGATAACGCCATCATCATGCTCGACCGCATAGATACGCTGGAAAATTGCGATGATGACCGTATTGAGGCTGTTAAGGCTGTTTTGCGTAGACTGGCTGGCAACTATCCGGTAACTCCGGATGGTTGGATAAGCTGTAGTGAGCGAATGCCGAACGACGCGCAGTGGTGCGTAGTGAACACAAAATACGGGTATTACGTGCAATGCTGGTCTGAAGGTCAAGGGTGGCTTGGTGATGATATCAGCATCCCTGAATGCGATGTAATCAATTGGATGCCGCTACCGGAACCGCCGCAGGAGGCGACGTAATGGATGTTCAAGAGAAGGTTTTGCAGGTGATGCGTTCCCGTGCAGCCCTGCAAGAGAAAGTTCTCGGCGGGGAATATCCATTCAGGATGGCAACCTGGAGTCTGCGGTTGGCAATGGAGAAGGAATTTCCTGATGAAGAATGGCGTTCGGCAGATTTGCGCAAAATTCTTATGGAGATTGCTAAAGACGGAACAGTATCTAAAGATAAACATGCCAGCCGGATTGGTCAGGCGGTATGGAGACTGGAGGTGAGGTAATGGCTAACCTGCAACTTGCCGTTAAAGGTGAATACTTCGATGCCATGATTCGCGGAGATAAAACGGAAGAGTATCGCCTGTGTAATGACTACTGGAATAAGCGAATTATGTTCCGCGAGTATGACCGCCTGATTATCACAAGGGGATATCCGAAGCGCGACGATTTCAGTCGCAGAATTGACGTCCCGTATGACGGATATGAAATCAAGACAATCACACATCCGCACTTCGGCGATAAACCGGTAAAGGTGTTCGCGATAAAGGTGAATATCGGCACTGAATAACAATCCTCGCACTCGCGGGGATTTCTTTTATCTGAACTCGCTACGGCGGGTTTTGTTTTATGGAGATGATTATGGCCTGTTCAACATTCAACCCTTTAACGTTACAGAAATACCAGCCAGACCCTGAAGATTTATGCTCACTGTGTGGCGGAAATCATGGTAAAGCCGCCATGATCGAATGTAAGGACAAAATCCACATATGCCTTAATTGCGTTGATGTCCTCGTTGATATCAAAAATGAGAGAGAAGATAAAAAGCGTAGCGAGGCTGTTCGCGCCTTAGATTCATGGATGCGAGACGGGTATAGTGCCGCGCAAATTTATGACTTAGCAATATCAAAAGGCGAAATACCAGGAGTGCGTATCGAATAAGACGTAACCAACATTCGAATTGAAGAACTGAAAGAACACCAATCCGCCTGATGGCGGTTTTTTATTTGGGGTAGTAGATGGCTGCAATTCACATTGTATCAATAATATGCAATGCAATTCAGATAGTTGCTTGCATTATCTTTGTTTTCTCAATCCTTCGCTCCAGACGATATTCTCCAGCAATTAACCGACATCCTGCACAGGTTGAAGCCGTCAGGATGGCTATAGAGTTACGAAATGAGATGAATAAGGCATTAATGGAGATGGAGAAACCATTCACTGACAAACATAAAGAGTGAAAATAAAGAAATCACACCGCCTCATACTCGATGAGGCCTGTTCATTGCTCAATGATATCCAGACCTACCATCGCCGCATCAATGCGGCTTTTTCTTGCGTGTAATTGCGGAGACTTTGCGATGTACTTGACACTTCAGGAGTGGAACGCTCGCCAGCGACGCCCAAGAAGCCTTGAAACAGTTCGTCGATGGGTGCGCGAATGCAGGATATTCCCTCCTCCGGTTAAGGATGGAAGAGAGTATCTGTTCCACGAATCAGCGGTAAAGGTTGACTTAAATCGACCAGTAACAGGTAGCCTTTTGAAGAGGATCAGAAATGGGAAGAAGGCGAAGTCATGAGCGCCGGGATTTACCCCCTAACCTTTATATAAGAAACAATGGATATTACTGCTACAGGGACCCAAGGACGGGTAAAGAGTTTGGATTAGGCCGAGACAGGAGGATAGCAATCACTGAAGCTATACAGGCCAACATTGAGTTATTTTCAGGACACAAACACAAGCCTCTGACAGCGAGAATCAACAGTGATAATTCCGTTACGTTACATTCATGGCTTGATCGCTACGAAAAAATCCTGGCCAGCAGAGGAGTCAAGCAGAAGACACTCATAAATTACATGAGCAAAATTAAAGCAATAAGGAGGGGTCTGCCTGATGCTCCACTTGAAGACATCACCACAAAAGAAATTGCGGCAATGCTCAATGGATACATAGACGAGGGCAAGTCGGCATCAGCCAAGTTAATCAGATCAACACTGAGCGATGCATTCCGAGAGGCTATAGCTGAAGGCCATATAACAACAAACCCGGTCGCAGCCACTCGCGCAGCAAAATCAGAGGTAAGGAGATCAAGACTTACGGCTGACGAATACCTGAAAATTTATCAAGCAGCAGAATCATCACCATGTTGGCTTAGACTTGCAATGGAACTGGCTGTTGTTACCGGGCAGCGAGTTGGTGATTTATGCGAAATGAAGTGGTCTGATATCGTAGATGGATATCTTTATGTCGAGCAAAGCAAAACAGGCGTAAAAATTGCCATCCCAACTGCATTGCATGTTGATGCTCTCGGAATATCAATGAAGGAAACACTTGATAAATGCAAAGAGATTCTTGGCGGAGAAACCATAATTGCATCTACTCGTCGCGAACCGCTTTCATCCGGCACAGTATCAAGGTATTTTATGCGCGCACGAAAAGCATCAGGTCTTTCCTTCGAAGGGGATCCGCCTACCTTTCACGAGTTGCGCAGTTTGTCTGCAAGACTCTATGAGAAGCAGATAAGCGATAAGTTTGCTCAACATCTTCTCGGGCATAAGTCGGACACCATGGCATCACAGTATCGTGATGACAGAGGCAGGGAGTGGGACAAAATTGAAATCAAATAATGATTTTATTTTGACTGATAGTGACCTGTTCGTTGCAACAAATTGATAAGCAATGCTTTTTTATAATGCCAACTTAGTATAAAAAAGCAGGCTTCAACGGATTCATTTTTCTATTTCATAGCCCGGAGCAACCTGTGAACACATTTTCAGTTTCCCGTCTGGCGCTGACATTGGCTTTTGGCGTGACGCTGACCGCCTGTAGCTCAACACCGCCCGATCAACGTCCTTCTGATCAAACCGCGCCTGGTACCTCTTCTCGCCCGATTCTGTCGGCAAAAGAAGCGCAGAATTTCGATGCTCAACACTATTTTGCATCCCTGACACCAGGTGCGGCAGCGTGGAATCCTTCCCCGATTACCCTGCCTGCGCAACCTGACTTTGTTGTCGGCCCGGCGGGTACTCAAGGTGTAACGCATACCACGATTCAGGCGGCGGTAGATGCGGCAATTATCAAGCGTACCAACAAGCGCCAGTATATTGCCGTGATGCCTGGTGAGTATCAGGGAACGGTGTATGTCCCTGCCGCTCCGGGTGGAATTACTCTATACGGTACAGGTGAAAAACCGATTGATGTGAAGATTGGGCTTTCCCTTGATGGTGGCATGAGCCCTGCCGACTGGCGTCACGACGTCAACCCGCGCGGCAAATATATGCCAGGTAAACCGGCGTGGTATATGTACGATAGCTGCCAGAGTAAACGCAGCGACAGTATCGGTGTTCTCTGCTCTGCGGTCTTCTGGTCACAAAACAATGGCCTGCAACTGCAAAACCTGACCATCGAAAACACGCTGGGCGATAGCGTAGATGCGGGTAACCATCCGGCGGTGGCACTGCGTACTGATGGCGACAAAGTGCAGATCAATAACGTCAACATTCTCGGTCGTCAGAACACCTTCTTTGTCACCAACAGCGGTGTGCAGAACCGTCTGGAAACGAATCGTCAGCCGCGTACGCTGGTGACCAACAGCTATATTGAAGGGGATGTGGATATCGTTTCTGGTCGCGGCGCAGTGGTGTTCGATAACACCGAATTCCGCGTGGTGAACTCCCGTACCCAGCAAGAAGCGTATGTGTTTGCACCGGCTACGCTGTCCAACATTTACTACGGTTTCCTCGCCGTAAACAGCCGTTTCAATGCTTCCGGTGATGGCGTGGCGCAACTGGGCCGCTCGCTGGATGTTGATGCCAATACCAACGGTCAGGTAGTGATCCGTGATAGCGCCATCAACGAAGGTTTTAACACAGCCAAACCGTGGGCTGATGCGGTGATCTCTAATCGTCCATTTGCGGGTAACACCGGCAGCGTTGATGATAACGACGAAGTACAGCGCAATCTGAATGACACTAACTACAACCGCATGTGGGAATACAATAACCGCGGCGTGGGTAGCAAAGTGGTTGCAGAGGCGAAGAAGTAG